CAAGATTACATGTAATGAATAACAATTTTCACATGCCGACGCAACCGTTCGACCTCGACGCGATATGCCACCCACCGGAGATAGAACCGAAGGGGTACGAGCCACAGCCGATCTATCGCTTCGACGACTACATCGCGCTCTACGAACGCGTGTGTAAGGAGCAGGGATACGAGTTCGACGCGTCGCGGTTCGACCCGAAGGTGTACAAGTACGAACCACCTCCACCAACGGTCAAACCGAAAAAGTTTGACTGCGGCGAATTCTGTGACCACGTGTGCGTAAGCCTCGACGTCGACGAAGACACGGAGAGAGTCACACTGCACACGGACACCGTGCTCAACGACCTCTTCTCGAAACACTGGGCGAACGGGCATCAGCCGCCGCTCAACGAGTTGGTGGTCACATTCAAAAAACTCGGTGCCGACGACGCTTTTTTGAAAAAGATCATAAAGCGACATGACAAAATTCGGTCTGTCTGTGAAAATTTCGATTTGGACAAGGCTTTCAAACCCAAGTCGAAACCGAAGAAGAAGAAGAAACAAAAGGAAAAGGAGAAAAAGGTCGACGAGGAGGAAGAGGAGCGCGAAGAGGAAGAGGTGGAGGAACACGAAGAAGAATTCGAAGGCATGGACGTCGAAGAGAACGAGGAAGACGATGAGTGTCAGGGTGACGACGAAGAAGAATACATAGACATGGAAGACTAAATTTTCCCGTTGTAATATAAGGATGTTCACTACCTACTCCATCAACATGGACTCCCAACCCGAGAGGTTCGTGATGCAGCGAACCTATCTCCGACAGACCGGCATAGACCCGGTGCGCGTGAAGGGGTACGCGTACGATGAAATCCCGAAAGAAGAACTCACTCGATTTTTCAAACCTCACGCCAGGGTCATCATGCCCAAGAGTAACATCGGGTGTTGTTACTCTCACCTGAAGGCACTCGAACATTTCCTCGTGAATGGGATCAGTCCAATCGCACTCATTCTCGAAGACGACGCCTACCCACTCTTCATCGATCGACGATACCTGGATGACAAACTCACACACGGGAACATCGATTGGGATTTCCTCTTCCTTCACTGTGATGGATTTTGTCCCGAGGGTGGTGGGAAACCCGGTCGCCTGTCCGCGTCCGCGGCGGCGTATTTCGTCACCCGCGACGGTGCTCGAAAGGCACTCCTTCACAAATACTCCGACCATTTCGACATGGATTCGTCGCGCATACCCGGTGTGAATAAAATAGTCGATGGAGAGAATGCGTTTTGGACCGACGAGGACAATGTGATGACGAAGCAGAAGAGTACCAACAGGAACGCTCTGCCGTGTCCCGAAGCACTCGCGAAAATAAAGGGTAACCGGGGTGAGAAGAATCTATGCCACGCTCTCGGGTATAGGCTCGTTCGATTAGGACCGCTCGTGTTGGACACGCTTCAGGTCGTCGTCTTGGTCGGTCTGGGAACTTTACTCGCATTTAAAAGGTCTGTCACATGATGTCACATGGAATTCATTCGTAAGAGGTTACAGTTGGGTAGGAACAAATACGGACACGGCGTCCGTACCCGAGACAACCCACAGACGTGGGGCACGGACAAGGACAGTTGGTACGAGATGGCGGAGGAAGAATTCGCAGATGGCGTCGTGTATGTCGTCGCCGATTACATTCGAAATTTTGAAACACCCAGCCGCGATGGTGACGACAACGATCGCATTCTCCAACTACTCGAGACACCCTCACTCATGGTGTCGTCCGATCATAGAAGGAAGGTTGAGACGTTGATTAAATTTATTTCTGTGTAATCATTAATGGTCAAGAACATTCTGTCCCCGGTCACCGCCCCGACAGAAGCCCTCATCAAGGCGCAGCCCATTCTGTTCACGCTCATCATTCTCTACCAAGGCTTGTTTTCGGGCAATGCCATCGTCGTCCCCAAAAAATTGAAGACTATGTTCGACAGTCGAGTGTTCAGATACGTGTCTCTTGTCGCCATCGCGTTCAGTGCGACGCAAGACATCGAGTACGCGATTATCTCGACGTTCTTGTTTTTGGCGATCATGTATGGTATCAAGACTCCGGAGGAACGCAAAAAGACTGGTTTCATTTAATTACATACTAGGTACCCTTGGATTTTTCATACTTTCCGCGATTAGCACTGCCTCTGAAAATGATGCTGTCCTCTATCTCGCGAAAAGTATCGTCGTCAATCAATGCGCCACCGAGCGCAAGACCCAATAAACCACCGTTAATGACGAGCATGTTTCCCCACTCGAGCCGGGTGCACCTGCGCGCATGCGACCTATCACCCCATGAGCCATTGCGAGTTGTATTGTTTCGGTACGTCCCGCGAATCCAAAGACGTTGGTTGTCGCGATCTCGCACGTATTCTAAATCGTTGGTGTGCATAGGGTCGCCGCTACAGAAATTCCTGAATTTTGTCAGCACGGGCTCCTCTTGTTGCTCTTGTTGGATCGCAAGTTCACTCATGAGAGTCGGATTGTGACGACGGTGGCGGGGTCGTTGCGTGCTTATGTATATTTTGAAATTGAAATTTCACAATCTAGCAATTGGAAACACTTTTCCCTGTAAAAATCCCGTTCTTTAGACAGTTCATCCCGTTCTTTACGCAGTCTGTCCCGTTGATTACGCAGTCTTTGCAGGTCGGCGATCGCGATCGTCATGCGTGTGACAAGTTTCTTATTCTCCGCTCGCACCGCGTCGACTTGCTCTTCTTGTCCCCTTAGCCCTTTGTATAGCCTCGCGAGTTCCTCTCGCTCTGCCAAAATCCTCGTTAGTTCGTCAAAGACCGCGGACATCGCGCGCCCCCGCGTCGGGGTCTGACGCGTGGTGGGCACCTTAAACCCTAAACCTCATCAAAAATTGAAATTTCACTATATTGATTTTCCCGCCAAAAAAGATTCCTTATCCGCCCGGCGTCAGATACGCGCGCGCCACGCCATGACCCGGAAGCCTTCAAAGCCGTGGACGTTGGACGAACACAACGCCTTCTTGGACGGACTCGCCGTCTTGGGAAAGGGTCGGTGGAAGGACTTGTCCAGGATGTACGTGCCTTCGCGCACGCCCACGCAGGTCGCCTCCCATGCGCAAAAATACCACGAGAGGGCTAATCGGAAACCGCGGAAACCGCGGAGGAGCATCTTCGACGTCAGACTCGAGGGTAGTGACGAGACTCCGTGTGTGACGCCACCGGACGCGTCGGACGGGGAAGAGCCAGAGCCCCCGCGGCGCCACGTCGTCTACAAGCCGAAGCCCATGCGCCCTCCCGCCCCTTCGGCTACAGCGCTGGCATCGGCAATCCCCCAATTTGGCGATATATCGCCTTTATTACTCTATCACTATCACGTCGCGACACGTAATAGGGGGGTACATAGACCAATACCGCGCTATCCGCTGTCGCCATCGCTCGCTGCTCGCCGCTCGCTGTAATCATTAAGGAAAATCCTGTCTCAGGTGCGCCCATCCCCTAAAAATTCAATAGCCGACTACAGTACCAACATGCTGGCTGCAATTTGGTCTGACGTAGACACACTCCTGAAAAACAACGAACAACATGAAGAAAAGCCGGCACAACTCACGGTGAAGAATTTTTGCGTAGAATGTCACGGGGTCAAGGTGATATGTCCGGAAGGGTTACCCACGTGCTCGTTGTGCGGGCTCGTCGAGGATACGTACATAGATCAGACTCCCGAGTGGACGAGTGGAATCACGGATGACGGTCGGGTATCGGATCCGAGCCGATGCATTCACCCGAACGCGAACCCGGATTTGTTCAGTGCGTCGTGGGGTAAGTCGACCGTGATGTCGACGACGGCGAAGAAGGTTTCGAGATACGAGAACCGTCGACTGTCTCGGATCAACTTACACATGAGCATGAATCACAAGGATCGAACGCTCTACCACGCGTACAAAGAGATAGACGAGGCGTGTCACCTGCACCTGCCCGAGAACATCTTGACGGATGCGAAGCGATTCTACAAATTTTTCACCAGCGAAAAACTCACGAGGGGGGGTGTTCGGAAGGGTGTGAA